AACTTAATATCTCCAGTAATAATAAAGGAGACAAATAATGTGTACTGCAAAAAGCGGTGGCGGTAATAAAGGTGGCGGTGGTGGCGGAGGTCGCGCAGGAGGCGGTGGCGCTAATAGCGCAGCAGCTAGGGTTGCAGCCAGACGTGCTAAAGAGAGAGCAGCAGCAACTGCTAAGGCAAAGAAAATACAGACAAACATAGTCAAGTCAGCCGCATCAAAGGCAGCACAGTCACCTTATCAAACAAATGATGCGGTTGCTGCAAACCGAAGTACGAAATATAACTCAGCAAGTCGTGACAAGTTTCTTAATGGTGGTACTGCCCCTTCCAAAGCTAGTACACAAGGTACAAGAGTAGTAGCTGATAAGAAGAGCGTTAGCGCAGGTAAGAATGTAATCTCTTCCAGAGGCAACATCTCTTCAGCTAATAAATACAACCAAGCGTATTGGGCTAATCAGATAAAAGCTAAAGACCTTGATAAAAATGGTAAGAACCACGGTGGTGCAGGACGTACCCAAGCTGATGTACTTAACCAACAGAAAAAGCTAGGTATTAAGAAAGCTTACTCTGGTGACAAGGTAGTAACCACTGCTAATAAAGATACAGCGCATTTTAAGCTTAAGAAGCTTACAGGCAGTGACGCAACTCTTGGTGATGGTGTTACCAAAAGCACTAAGAAGAGTGGACTGTTCGGTGAGAACACAACAAACACTTATGACTATAAGCGTGGGCCAACTGTAACCACTAAAGCTTCAAACCATGGAATCCTTGGTGGTACTAAGTCCACTACCTATGTTGATGACATAGCAACTAACACTATTACCAACAGAAAAAATGGTAAAAATGGAGTAGGTACTGTAACTACACTAGCTGACGCTGATGCCCTTGGTGACACAGTAAAAGCTGATAACATTGTAAGTGTTAGCGGTTCAACAAACACAGCAGGTACTGATGACGGTAGCGGTGACCCAGTAGTAGTAAAGCCTATAGTAATAACGAAGAAAGCAACCCCACCAACGACAGTTGCAGCACCAGCGGCTACTTTAGGTGGTGCTTCTGCTGGCAACAGTGTTCAACCAGACGCTATTAAAAACCAACTAGCCATTAAGAAGAACAAGCAACGCAAAGGTAAACGTGGTCTACGTACCGCAGGTGCAAGTGGCGCAAACTTCGGTGGTAAAGGCACTGGTTTAAATATTGCAGTTTAATAAGAGAGATTAGCTATGCTACCAACAGATGGAGTAGTAGCTAAACGCTATACACAACTTGAAAGTGAACGTACAACATTCCTAGCGAGAGCTAGGGAAGTTTCAGAACTCACTATCCCTACCTTAATGCCCCCTGAAGGTCATTCTGGTTCTTCCGTATACTCTACTCCTTACCAATCGATAGGAGCTAGAGGTGTCAACAACCTAGCATCAAAGCTACTGATGACACTCTTACCCCCTAACTCACCCTTCTTCCGTCTAACGATGGATGACTTTGATCTTCAGAGTCTTGCAGGAGATGATGCTAGGGGTAAGGTAGAAGAAGCATTAGCACGTATTGAACGTGCAGCAATGCAGGAAGTAGAAGCCACCGCAGTTCGTGTGCCTGTATTTGAAGCACTCAAACAATTAATCACTTCAGGTAATGTGTTAGTTCACATGCCTAAAGATGGTGGTGTTCGTGTATTCCGTTTAGATCGTTACGTTTGTCAACGTGACGCAATGGGTAATGTCTTAGAGATTATTACCAAAGAAACAGTAAGCCCTATTATGCTTCCTGTAGAAGTCCAAAAGTTACTTACAAAACCCTCAGAAGAGTCAATGCTTAAGTCTGTTGACCTCTACACAAACGTTAAGCGTATTGGTAGTAAGTGGGAAGTCCATCAAGAAGTTGAAGGACAGGTAATCCCTACCTCTAAAGGTTCATTCCCCTTAGACCAATCACCCTTTATGGCCCTACGTATGGTTCGTATAGATGGTGAATCTTATGGTCGTGGTTATGTTGAAGAGTTCCTTGGTGACTTAAGTTCACTAGAGACTCTAACCAAAGCTATCGTTGAAGGTTCAGCAGCCGCAGCTAAAGTATTGTTCTTAGTGAAACCTAATGGCACTACCAAGGCTAAAGTAATTGCCAACACCCCTAACGGTGGTATTGCAGCAGGTGATGCTAACGATGTAACTGTACTACAACTTCAGAAGTTTAATGACTTCCGAGTAGCACAAGATACAGCCCGTGAGATTACTGAACGACTTGCATTCTCTTTCCTTATGAACTCCTCAGTCCAGCGTAAAGCTGAACGTGTGACTGCTGAAGAAGTACGTTACATGGCTCAAGAACTTGAGTCTGCTTTAGGTGGTGTGTACTCAATACTCTCTCAAGAGTTCCAGTACCCATTAGTTAAGCTACTTCTTAGCCGTATGGAGAAGAGTGGCAAGATGCCTAAGTTCCCTAAAGACACCCTTAAGCCTCAGATCGTTACCGGTATGGAAGCTCTAGGCCGTGGTCAAGACCTCAACAAACTCTCTCAGTTACTTCAGATGCTAGCACCGCTAGGTAAAGATGTGATTGCCCGTGAGTTAAACGTTGATGATTACATTGATCGACTAGGTGCATCTCTAGGTATTGATACCAATGGTCTGGTGAAGTCTGCTGAACAGAAGGCTCAAGAGCAACAACAAGCTCAACAGCAACAGCAGCAACAACAGCAACAGCAAATGATGGCTTCAATGGCTGAGAAGGCTACAGGCCCGATTGCCCAAGGCATGATGAAACAACAGCAAGGCGGTGACCAGTAATGCCCATACCAAAGCGTAAGGCCGTCCTTAGTGACGAAGAGAAGCTGCTTAAGAAAGAAAAGCAGCGTCTTAAAAAAGAAATAGAGAAGATGAAAGGTTCTCAGAAGAAGCAACAGGATGCTTTGAAGAAAGAGCTTAAGGATGCTGAAGCTAAGAGAAAGACCCCTAAGTTTAATAGTAAGGGTCAGACAGTAGCTAAAGCTGTAGAAGAGAAGAAGAAGGTCACTGCTAAGAAACCTACGGCTAAGAAGCCAGCAGCTAAGAAGCCTACGGTTAAGAAGCCGGCAGCTAAGAAGCGTGTAGTTAAAAAGCCCGTAGCTAAGAAGAAGGCTCCTACTAAACTAGCGAAGTCTTTGAAAAGTGTACGGGGTACACCTTCGACTCCTAAAGCAACTAAAGCGTTAACACGTTCTCTTTCAAATGGACGTACCACTCCTAAGCCTACACCTAAAGTAGCTGCTCAAAAGCTAAATGCTTCTTTGACTAATACTGCACGTGGTAAGCCTGCAACACCTAACAGTGTTAAGAATACTCTACTGCGGTCTATTAAAGACTCACGGACTAAACCTAATGCAGGTAAGGCTTCAGTTAAAGCTAACCCTAAGACTACCCCTAGTAAAACTTCTGGCAACTCTAAGATGAAGCAGTCTTTAAGAGGTGCAAGAGGTAAGCCAGTAACACCTAACACTAATAGTGTTGGGCCTGCTGGTGAGCGTATTGGCGGTAATCCTAAGACAGCTAAGGTAGGCACTAATAAGTTAGGCACATTTGGTAAGTCATTAGGTAAGAAGCTCTTAAGACTTAGAGGCCCGCTACTCATGGCTTTACAGTCTGAGAAGCTAGGCGGTGGTACGGACATGATTGACCCTAAGAATCCTCCTAAGTTGTATTCTGGATTCAAACAGACAGCCCCTACTGCTAAGAAGAAGAAGGAAACAGCCGCTAAGGTTGCTACTCCTAAATCTGAGACTAAGAAAGACACTCCTAAGAAGAAAGCTACTACAGCAATGTCCTTCGGTGCAAAGTTTAAAAAGGAACGTAAGGCTGGTAAGTCTACATTTATGTGGAACGGTAAGTCTTACTCTACAGCAACTAAAGATGACGTTAAGGCTTCAGGTAGTAAGAACCTACGTGAACACCTAAACAAGCAAAACAAGAAGTCTAAATAAATTACCTGTTTGGAGACAGTTAAATGGTAGATGAAGTTAATACATACGAAGAATCCGTTGAAGACGGTCAGCACACATTGGATATGTTAGAAAAGGCCGAAGGTCTTGAGAATCCTGAAGTGTCTGACCGCCCTGAGTGGTTACCTGAGAAGTTCAACTCTGTCGAGGATATGGCTAGCGCCTACGAATCCCTTGAGCAGAAGTTAGGTTCTCAAGATGAAGAAGAATATGAAGATGAGTACGAAGAAGAATACGAAGAAGACCAAGAAGAGCTAGATGGTATAGCCGAAGAACTTGAAGATCTAGGTATTGATTTTGATAACTTATCTGAAGAGTTCGCAACACTTGGTGGACTGACTGAAGACTCTTACGATTCTTTACTAGACGCTGGTATCCCACGAGCCGTAGTTGACCAATTCATAGATGGTCAAATGGCAGTGGCAGGCCAGATGCAAGAGCAAGCCTTTTCACAGGTAGGAGGCCAAGAAGCATACACTGATATGGTCTCTTGGGCTGCTGACAACATACCTGAAGCATCCATTGATGCGTTTAATAACGCAGTAAACAGTGGCAACATTGAGACAGCAAACCTTGCAATTCAAGGTCTACAGGCTAGATACCGTTCTGTTAACGGCAACGAACCATCGTTGGTCATGGGTGAGACTAAATCCGTAACAGGTGGGGTCTTTGATTCTGCCGCCCAACTGACCGCAGCAATGCGTGACCCAAGGTACAGCACAGACTCTGCATATCGACAGTCCGTAGCTTCTAAATTATCTAGAAGTAACGTTCTGTAGGTTCTCTGTCTCCGCAATATTTGTAAGCCCCTTCGGGGGTTTTTTTACGTTTAATGAAGCAACAACTTTATTCCAAGTATCTATCGACCCTCTGCGGGGGACAATCTTTAAGGGAAAGGAAGTAAGAGTAGCTGAGTGAACACCTCTCAAAAACTTAATACTTTACTTTAAATAGGTACATATAACATGGCATTACCACATCAAGCACCTTCGCGTTTAGGTCAAACAAACGCAGCTGGCGACGATCGTTCATTATTTCTTAAGCTATATGCCGGTGAAGTTCTTACCGCATACGAAGAGAAGAACGTATTCATGCCTCTACACCGCACTCGTACCATCTCTAATGGTAAGTCTGCAAGCTTCCCTCTAACTGGCACTGGTTCTGCAAAGTACCACACTCCAGGTTCAATGATTGAAGCAGACGCGATCAAGCACGGTGAACGTGTTGTTACTGTTGATGACTTGCTTATCAGCACACAGTTTATTGCTAAGATTGACGAAGCAATGAATCACTATGACGTGCGTTCTATCTACTCTAAAGAGTCTGGTAACGCATTGGCTAACGTATCTGATCGCAACATTGCGCGTATCATTGCTAAGGCTGCAAGCATCACTACCTCATCTCTAGCAACAACTGCCTTCGGCACTAACTTTGCTGATGAGACTTACACATCTAACTTCAACATTGGTACTACAACTGCTCACGCAATTGACGGTGCTAAGATCGTTGCGGCTATCTATGCGGCTCTTGAAGAGTTCGATAAGAAAGACGTTGGCGGTGAGAAGGTTTGTGTATTACCACCTGC